CGCGTGGTGGATATGGCCGAGGCGTTCTGGGATGCGTTCCGCGCGGATTTTTTGCGGCTCTCCGAACCTAGCTTTAATTCCTGCTACCGGCGGACCTGCGACATTGCCAAGGCGCAGGGCTGGGAAATTCCCAACCAGCGCACGCTGCGCCGGCGGGCGGATGCGATACCCGAAGCCGTGAAGATTTTTGCCCGCAAGGGGCGCGATGCGACGAAAGCGCTGTATCCGGCGCAGGAGCGTGACCGCTCCGGCTTCCATGCGTTGGAGATGGTGAACGCGGACGGGCACAAATGGGATGTGTTCTGCCGCTACCCGGACGGCACCGTGGGGCGCCCGCTTATGGTGGCCTTTCAGGACCTTTATTCGAACATGTTTTTGGCCTGGCGCTTCGCGCGCTCGGAAAACCAGCACGCCGTGCGCTTATGCTTTGGCGATTTGATTGAAACCTACGGCGTGCCGGACCGCTGCCTGCTGGATAACGGGAGGGCCTTTGCCAGCAAGTGGCTGAGCGGCGGATCACCCACGCGCAACCGCTTTAAGGTGAAGGCCGAGGAGCCGGACGGCATCTTTAAACAGCTCGGTGTTGAGGTGCATTGGGCCACACCTTATGCGGGGCAGAGCAAGCCGATTGAGCGCGGGTTTGGGGATTTCGCGCGGGATATCGCCAAGCACCCGGCGTTCGAGGGGGCTTATACCGGCAACAGCCCGGAGGCGAAGCCGGAGAATTATGGCTCCAAGGCGGTGCCGATTGAGTTGTTCACCGAGATCGTCAACCAGGAAATAGCCAAGCACAATGCCCGCGAGGGGCGCACCACGAAGGTGTGCGGCGGCAAGCTATCATTCCAGCAGGCGTTTGATGCGTCCTACGTGGCCTCGGCGATCCGTAAGGCCAGCCCGGAGCAGGTGCGGATGTGCATGCGGGCGGTGGATAACGCGAAGCCGCGCAAACAGGATGGCTCAATCGTGCTGCTGGGCAACAGGTATTGGCACGAGAAGCTGCTGGAGTATCGCGGCCGGTTGCTTACGGTGCGGTTCGACCCGGAGAACGTGCAGCAGGATTTGGCGGTGTACGCGCAGGACGGCACGCTGATCTGCGTTGCCGAATTGATCGAAGCGGTCGGGTTCTCCGACACCAATGCGGCGCGCGAACACGCGCAGGCACGCAACGCCTATTTGCGGGCGACCAAGGAGCGGCTGGCGGCGGAGCGGAAAATGTCGCTGGCCGAGCTGGTGGCGTTGCAGCCCAAGGCGGACGGCTACGAGCCGCCTGAGACCAAGATCATCCGCCCGATGTTCACGCCGCAGGCGCGGGGGAATTTGGCGATGAAGCCCGTGGAGCATGCGGAGGCCGATGACGACTTCGATGAGAAGTTCGCGCGCGGGCTGCGCCTGGTGCGGGAGGATGCCGAGGAGTTCTAGCCGACCGATTTTTTAGCCGTCCATCAATAAGGAGAAGCATAAATGCTTGATAATACCGAAGAGACTTTGGAGACCATGACGCCGCCGCCGCTGGAGGATTTGAGCGGGCTGGATGCGGAGGCTTTGCGCCAGCGGGTGCGTGATTACGTGGCCGCGAATTCGACCAGCTATTCCGGTGTCGCGCTGATCGCGGGGATTGCCGAGAGCACGTTCACCGCGTGGCTGGGCAACAAGTACAAGGGAAATAACGCCCGCATCGAGGAGCAGGTGCGCATCTGGCTGAAGAGCGAAAGCGCGCTGGGCAAGAAGCGCCTGGTGATGCCGGCGGATGTGAAGTTCGCGATGACGCGCTCGGCGCAAAAGTTCATGGCGGTGCTGGAGCATGCGCAGGGCGTGCCGGATATTGGCGTGATTACCGCCGGGGCAGGCGTGGGCAAGACAACCGTGTTCGAGCACTACAAGGCGACGCGGCCGAATGTGTGGATTTTGACGGCGGAGCCTTCGATTGCCTCGCCGTATGCGATGCTCGAATACTTGCGCGAGGTGCTGGGGATTCCCGAGACCGCGCCGCACCGGACGAGCCGGGCGATTACCACGAAGCTGATCAACAGCCAGGGGCTGATTATCATCGACGAGGCGCAGCATCTGGCGATCAAATGCATCGACCAGCTGCGCTCGATCTATGACCGGGCGAATATTGGCGTGGTGTTCGCCGGCAATTTGGAGGTTTGGAGCCGGATTGACGGGGGTGGACGCAAGGCGGAATTCGCGCAGCTGTTCTCGCGCGTTGGCATGCGGGTAACGGTGAACCGGCCGTCGGACAAAGATATCGAGATCATGCTCGATGCCGTGGCTGTCTATGCGGATGACCAGCGCAAGATGCTGAAGTTTATCGCCACCAAGCCTGGCGCGCTGCGCGCCATGGTGAAGACGCTGCGGATTGCACGCATGCTGGCGATCGGCGCCGAAGAGGAGCTTTCGAAGGCGCATATTGCCAGTGCCTGGACCCGCCTTTCTGGCGGTGAGGCGGGCGTAGTATGAGCGCCGCCGTGGCCCCGGAGACGGGCGTGGTGCTTGGCGCGCTGCTGGAAATGACAACGCAGACCGAGGCGTTCCGGCTGCGGCTGGGCGTGACGCCCAAGCAACTGCGGATGCTGTTCCTGCTGGCTGGTGCGGCGCCGGAGCCGGTGAGCGTGCAGGAGCTGAAGGCGGGGATTTATAACATGCTGTTTCCGCCGCCGAGCAATGCGGTGGTGGTGCTGTTGTCCCGGATGCGCGAGGCGCTGGCGCGAGCCGGCGTGGAGGTGAAGACGCATTACTGCAACCAGGGTTATTCGATGAGCCTGGAAGCGGTTGAGCGGCTGCGCGCGGCGGGAGGTGAGGCGTGAACGATGAGCAGAAGCCGCTCGAAGGTGCGGCGATGACCAAAGTTTCGGCGATGCGCGCGTTGATTGCGTGGGCGGATAGCGGAGAAACGGCCGCGGCCTTGGAGGCAATTGAGCTGCTCGACCTCAGTGATGCGGACATCGAGGCGCTGTTCCGCCGTTCTGGCCGCGTGGTGCGGATTCCGCACCTCGGCAAAGTTTCCTGAACAGGCCGTGATTACCTTGGGACACTGCGCTGTTTGCGATGACAGCCGGTTGCGCCCCGGAGCGGTGTCCGTGGAGGACATCGATGCCTGCCCGCGCTGCGCACAGCAGGCGGAATTACAATGGTTGATAATTCAGAAGGATTTGAAAAGTGGCAAAATCAGTAAGCGGAAAAGTAAAGGCCCCGGCGCAGGTGATAAATGTGCCGCAGAGCCGGGAGGCGGCGGCGCAGGCGATCCACGAGATCGGGCTTGCGCAGCGTGAACGTACGCGCATTGAGGCGGTGATGAATGATGAGATGGCGGGGGTGAAGGCGCGCTACGAGGGGCTGGCGCTGCCGTGGAACGAGAAAATCCAGGCCCTGCGCGACGGGGTGCAGATTTTCTGCGAGGCGAACCGGGAGAGCCTGACGCAGGGCGGCAAGGTGAAGTTTTCCACCTTCACGACCGGCGAGGTGAAGTGGCGCTTTACGCCGCCCTCAGTGAGCGTGAAGGCAGCGATTATGACCATGGAGGTGCTGGCGCGCAAAGGCTTCGCGCGGTTTTTGCGCACGAAAACCGAGGTGAACAAGGAGGCGATTCTGGCCGAGACGGACGCGGCGAAGTTGCTGATGGAGGCGGGCATCGCGGGCGTTACGATTACGCAGAAAGAGGAGTTCGTGATCGAGCCGTTCGAAACCAAACTCGAAGAGGTGGCGTGATGGCCGCGGGACGGAATAGCTGGCGCATGGCGCCGCCAGTGATCGATCCGGCGCAGCGCCGGATTGTGATGCGCGGCCGGTATTGGAAACTGCAAGGCGTGATCAGTACCGGCATCGTGGCCGCGCTGATTGTGCTGGCGGTGTATCTGGTGATGAAGGAATGGGGGCCATGAGCGCGCGCCCTAATTTCGAGCATCTCCGGCGGGAACGCGATGCGGCGATCGCATCTGTGCTCGATGCCGTGGCGGAAAAGTGGGGCGTCCCGCGCGAGGAGATGATGATGCATGTCTCTCCGGGTGGCTGCTATTGCGCGTGCCCGGAAGGGCCGTGCGAGCATGAGTTTTCCGGCTGGCGGGATTTTGAAGATGGCAACGGAGGCGAGAGCGTTTGCAAGCTCTGTGGCCTGGGGGCGATGATGCACGACATAAGGTGCGGGCTATGACCGTGCAACCTGATCGCCGGGCGAAACTGGCGAAAATTCATATCGCCAAGAAAGAGCTGGCGCTTGAAGATGACAGCTACCGGGCGCTGCTGTTGCGGACCACGGGTAAGGATAGCTCCGGGCTGTGCAGCGATGCGCAGCTCGATGCCGTGCTGGTGGAGTTTAAACGGCTGGGATTTGCCGGGGAAAAACCAAAAACGCCGCGCTCGGACAAGGCTTATGTGCGGATGATTTATGCGATCTGGAAGGATTTGAAGCCGTTTGTAAATGATCATTCGGTAAGATCGTTGCAGAGCTTTGTGAAACGGCAAACCGGCGTGGATGCTCCTGAATATTTGAATGCCGAGCTGGCGAATGACGTGATCGAGGGCTTGAAAAGCTGGCTCGGACGCGAGCGCGCGAAGCTGACGAAAACCCGGATCGAGGCGAAGCTGCTGCCGAAAATGCGACGCCGGCCGGCGGGGCTGCCGCCGATTGATACGGGGCGGCATTGAGCGAGCTGCCGTCCCTGCGTGAGCTACTGGGCGATGAGGGCGCGCTCATAGTGGTCGAGCGCCTGGGCGGCACGCGCGTGTTTGTGCCGGAGTTTATTACGGCCGAGCACCCGCTGCGCGAGACGCTGGGGGAGAAAGTGTTTGGCGACCTGGTGCGGTATTTTGGTAAATCCATGATCCTGGTGCCGCTGGCGCGGCACTGGCGGGTGGAGATTTACGCAAGCCAGAACATGACGCATGCGCAGATTGCGCGCAAACTCGGCTGCGGCGAGACCATGGTTTACCGCGCGCTGAAGAAACTGCGCGCCGAACGTGACCAGATGGTGCTGAATTTTTGAGTTTAAGCCGGGGTAGATTTAACCCCGTGAGCGGCTGAATACAGCCGGGCGAAGATGCCGCTGCAACCGTTGGGTCGCAGGTTGGAATGAGGGTGAGCCTTAGATTTGGCGCATGTTCACCCTTAGCGCAAGCGGCTTTTTATGACCCAGAACGATCCCAATAAAGTGCTGGACGTGGCAGAGACCGCGCTGACTATTCCGAGCGAGGGCGACGTGCTGCATGCGTACCAGGACCCGCGTGGTATCTGGACGATCGGGACGGGTTCAACGACCGATTTGGCAGGCAATCCGGTAACGGCGAATACGCCGCCGATCAGCCCCGCGCAGAATATCATCCTCCTACATCGGGAAATGTACGGCGCTCTCACCGAGGTGGAGCATGACGTGCCGGTGACGCTGACGATTGATGAAGAAGCGGCGCTGGTGGATTTTGTATTCAACGTGGGCGCTGGGAATTTTGAAGCCTCCACGCTGCTGAAGGATTTGAAGGCGCGGGATTACCAGGATGCCGCCAACGAATTTTTGCGCTGGGACCACGCCGGCGGCGTGGTGCTGGCCGGGCTGGCACGGCGTTGTGCTGCCCGGCGCGCGCTGTTCCTTAAGCCGGATGCGCAGGCATGAGCGGGATTTTTGCTGTGCTGTTCGTGGTTTTTGCTGCCGTGATGTGGCGGCTGCGCGGCGGGGCGTTTGCGACGCTCACCGGGATTAATATCGGCACGCAATGGACGCGCGCGGCCTGTGGGCTGTTGATGACGGCGCCGCTGGGATTGCTGATCGGCTTATGGTGCGTGCCGATGGGTCTGGCGATCTGGGCCGGGCTGGCGCTGACCGGCTGGGAAGAGTTCCAGCAAATGGGTACGGAGTCCGTGGCGCTGCTGACGGAAAAGCCGCAATATTGGATGCGCTGGCTGCCGTGGTCGCTTGGGCTGCGGCCTGGGCAGGTTGAATATGATCTGTTCGGGATGGCGCAGGCCGGCATGGTGTGCATGGCACCGCTGGCGCTGCTGATGGGTTTAGTGGGTGATTATGATGCCGGTATAGTCCTGCTTTTTGCTGGGCTTGGCTTTGCGCCCTGCTACCTGCTGGCCCGGTTGAATTTTCCGACCGTCAAGAATTTCGCGCAGGGGCAATCCTGGGGGGAGGTATTCGTGGGCGCGCTGATCGGCGCCGCGCTCATGCTGATTATTCATCATAGCGCCGGATGGAGCTTCCTATGACTGATCCGATCCAGACTGCGGCAACTGACGCCGCGAATGCTTTGAAAACCGATGTGAATGCCACCGTGACGAAAGAGGTTGGCTTTTTTGAGCGAAACCCGAAAGCAACCGCGATCGGCTCCGCCGTGGCCGGGGCGCTGTTGATGCTGTTGGTGGTTCACTTCCTCTAACGCGCGAGGGTTCGAGGCCATGCGTCTGTCTGAATTGATCGAGGGTGATAACGGCAAGCTCGATGAGCAGCCTGCACTCTCGATCATTTTCGGGCTGACGCTCGTTGGCCTGACGATTTTTGTTGTCGTGGTGCGGGGTGTGGCGTTCGACCCTTGGGCGTTCGCTGGCGCTGCCGCCACATTCTCCACCGGCTCATGTGGTGCTCTGACTTTGCGGTCCCGGTTCCAGAAAGGAAAAGACAATGCCGCCATTCCTGATCAGCCTTCTGCTTAAGCTTGGCCCCTATGCTGCCGTGGCGCTGATCGCGCTCGGGCTGGGCGGCTATGCGGCGCACCGTTTGGATTTGGGCACGATCCAGACTGAAAAACTGGCGCTGGCGCAACAGCAGACGCTGGATGCCAGCGTGACGGCGGACTGGAACAAGAAAGCCGCGGACTTCCATACGGAGATCGCCACGCTGCAGGCCGATGCGCTGACGGCGCGGATGGCGGAGCGGCAGGGCGCGCGGAGCGCCACCGAGACGCAACTGGCGGCGCAGGACGCGCAAGCAGCGCAGGCGGGACAGGATGCGCCCTCGGCCCCGGTGTTGCTGGCGGCGCGGGCATATTTGGCGGGGGCTGGAAAATGAGGCGCGGGATGAAGGGTTTTGGGCGGCTCACGCTGGTGGGCGTGCAGCTTGTGGTGCTGGCCGGGTTGATTGCGCTGACACTTTCCGGCTGCGCCGGTGCGCCGCCGCCGTTGGTGCAGACGCGGATACAGGTTGACCGGGTGAGTCTGCCGGCCGGGTTGCTGAGTTGCGAGGGTTCGCCAGCACTGGGCGACTGGAGCCAGCAGAGCGCGGTGGCTGATTACATCGTGCGGCTGCATGAGGCGTGGGCGGATTGCTCGCAGGATGTGGCGGCGATTGCGCATATCGAGACTTCCGCGCCGCCGGTGCCGGTGGCTGCGAAGTAGCCGATGAATGCGCAAGACTGGCAAGCCGCTGCCGAGGTTTTTGGGGTCATCCTTATTCTCCTCAACCTCACGTTTGCTGGGGTCATGTACCGCATGCAGGCAAAATTCGTGACGCGGGCGGAGCATAGCGTGCTGGAAGGCAAGGTCGGGGAGATCGATGACAAGATCGACCAGATCGAGACGGCGATGGCCGGGCTGTTCACCAACAAGGACGCCGATAATTTGAAGGGAAAAATGCAGGAGCTGGCGGTGCAGAATGCGCGGCTGCTGGGTGAACTTCCGGGGCTGCACGACAGCATCCAGGCGCTGGCACACCAGACCAGGCTGCTGAACCAGCACGCGCTTAACCAGGCAGGGAAAAATTGATGAGTCTCGCACAAATCCACGCCGAGGACCGGCGGCTGATTATCCTCCGCTCGCTCGATGAGAGCGGCTACCACGCCAATGAGACGGTGCTGAAACAGGTGACCGAGCAGTTTGGCCATGCGCCGAGCCGGGACCTGATCCGCTCTGATCTGTTGTACCTGACCGAGCACAGCCTGGTGCGGCTGGAAAAGATGCCCGCGAACAGCGGGGAGATTTGGATCGCGCATTTGCTGACCGCCGGGCAGGAGGTGGCGCAGGGCCGCGTTTACCCCGGCGTGGCACGGCGTGAGCCGGGATAGAGCTATGTTTTACCCGATCAACTTTACCGCTCCGCTCCGCCGCTTCGCGCCGTCACTCCACGCGGTGTTGATCTAGTGGCACGGCCCAGCTCCATCGATAAACTGCCCGCGGAGATCCGCGTGGAGATCGGGCGGTTGCGTGGCGAAGGCCATACGATTGACCAGATACTCGCGCATCTGGCGGATATGCGCAGCCAGATCGCGGTGTCGCGCTCGGCGCTGGGGCGGCACATTAAAGGCTTCGACAAGGTCGCCGAGAAATTGCGGACTTCGCGCGTGGTGACCGAGGCGCTGGTGCGGGAGATGGGCGATGCGCCGGAGAGCAAGACGGCTCGCTTAAATATCGAACTGCTGCACGGCACCGTGAATGAGCTGTTCATGAACTATCTGGACGGCGGCGATGTGGACGCGGACGGCAAGCAGGCGATGCTGGGTAACCCCGAGGGGGTGATGATGTTGGCGAAGGCGCTGGATCATCTCGGCAAGGCCAGCAAAAGCAACGTGGAATTTTTGCGGCTAGCGGAGGAGCGCGCGGCGAACAAGGCGCGGCAAGAGAGCGCGCGGGCGGTTGAGGACGTAGCGAAGGACGCCGGGCTTTCGAAGGATACCGTGGAAACGATTAAAGCGAAAATTTTTGGGGTGAAGTGATGAGCCGGTTCGCTTGCCAGAATGAGTGGAACGACACGCAGCTTGGGGAATTGCGCAGCTTGTGGATGACTGAGCTTTCGACGGCGGCCATCGCAAAAGAGCTGCGGATGACAAAAGATGCCGTCATCGGGAAAGCACACCGGATCGGCCTGCCAGGCCGGCCATCGCCGATTAAGCGCAGCGATGCGCCCAGGCAAGATTTGGAGAAGCGCGAGCGGAACCGGGCCGAAGTGCGCGGGCGCCGAACGACGCTGGCACCGATTGCATCCGCCGAGGAAATGAAGAGTGCCATAGCGGAGCCAGTGACGATTGCGCGGGTGCGCACGAGCGAACCATGCTGCTGGCCGATCGGCACTCCGGGTAAGCCCAGCTTCCGGTATTGCGATCTGCCGAGCCTGCCGGGGCGGCCTTATTGCCAGGAACATGCCGCGATTGCCTACGTGAACAAGCGCGACCAGGGAGAAGCGGCATGACCCCGTGCGCGAAAAAGTCGGTGTTGATACCCGTTCCGTGCGATGCGTTGCGCTGGGCGGAGGATGATGGGTTCGAGGATTACGTGGGCGGGAAACTGCGCGGGCAGAATCCGTTTCCGCCGCGCAGCCCGTGCTTTTTGCAGTGGGACCAGGGCTGGCTAGAGGCGAGGTCTTACATTGGAGCATAATCTCGCCCTCAATCTGCCGGATGTGTTTCTGCTGTATCAGCAGCGGTTGATGGCCTCGGCCGGCGCTTATGGCGTGACGGTTGCGGAGAAGAGCCGGCGAACGGGCTATTCCTGGGCCATGGCTGCCGTCGCGGCATTGACGGCGGCCGCCAAGGCGGTCGCCGGCGGCATGGATGTCCTGTATATGGGTTACGAGAAGGACATGACCCGCGAGTTTATTGGCTACTGCGGGGACTTCGCCAAGGCGATTGAGCCTGCCGCCGCCCAGTTCGACGAGAGCTTTTTTAATGACCCGGAGCAGCCGGACAAGGAAATTCTCTGCTTCCGGATCAAGTTTGCGTCCGGCTTCGAGATCATGGCGCTGTCATCGGCGCCTCGATCCCTGCGCGGTAAGCAGGGCCTAGTGATTATCGACGAAGCGGCATTCCACGACGATTTGGATGCTGTGCTGAAAGCAGCGCTGGCGCACCGTATGTGGGGCGGCCGGGTGATTATTATCTCGACCCACAAGGGCGATACCAACCCGTTCAATGCGCTGATCCAAGATATTCACGCGGGCAAGAAGCCGTACAATCTGCTGCGCACCACGCTGGATGATGCGATTGCCGACGGCCTGGTTAAGCGGATATTCCTGAAGCTGGGAAAGGAGTGGTCGCCGGAAGCCGAGGCTGAATGGCGGGCGCAGACGGTTGCCGAGTATGGTGACGATGCCGATGAAGAGCTTTTTTGCATTCCGAGTGCTGGATCGGGCACCTATCTCTCCGCCGCCGTGATCGAAGCCCGGATGCAGAAGGAGCCGCCTATTCCGGTGATTCGGCTGAATAAGCCGGATGACTTTAAAATGCTGGCCGAGCATCTGCGCATCGCCGAGATCAAGGATTTTTGCGAGGAAGAACTGAAGCCGGTGCTGGGGACGCTTAACCCAAAATTGCCACATGCGTTCGGGCAGGATTTTGCGCGCAGCCGGGACCTTTCGGTGTTTTGGCCGCTTTCGATTGGCCGTGATCTGATACTGCGCACACCCTTTGTGCTGGAGATGCGCAACGTGCCTTATGAGGCACAGAAACAGATCGTGATTTATATCATTGATCGGCTGCCGCTGTTTCGCGCCGGGAAATTCGATGCGGGCGGCAATGGCGGATATTTGGCCGAGGTTACCATGCAGCGGTTTGGAGAGCGCATCGAGGCCGTGATGCTGAGCGAGCCGTGGTACCGGGAAAATATGCCGAAATGGAAATCGGCTTTTGATGACGGGAACATCGTGATCCCGCAGGATTCGGAGATCCGCGATGATCACCGGCTGGTGAAGCTGGTGCGCGGCGTGGGCCGCGTGCCCGACGAGCGTACCGGACAGAAAGGGAAGAAACGGCACGGCGATAGCGCGGTGGCGAGCGCGCTGGCAGTGGCGGCGAGCCGGGCGGAGCCGGAGCTTTATGGCTACGAGGGCGCGCCGGCGCGGGCTCCGGCGCATGCCGGAGGTGATGATTTTTACGTGACGGCGGAAGCGGCCGACCAGGCGCAGCGAGAGGATGAGCGCAACGACGGCGGCTTTATGCCGAACATGACGCGGAGGGTTTACGATGGCCTTTGAATTGCCGGAGTCTGATGCCGAGGATGCGGCGCGGGTGAATGGCTCGATCATTAAAATGCTCGGCATTACCGTGGAGAAAATGCTGACGCTGAAACTGCCTTCAGGCAGCCCTGAGGGGCGGTTTATCGAGGCGATGGATATGCGGCTGAACGTGCTGCACCAGATGCCGGCGGACGACCAGGTGCAGCGGATTAAGGATTTGGCGTGGAAGTTCCGGCGGCGGTTGCCAGCGCATCTGGCGCCAAAGCTGCCGCCGCAAGACCCGATTGTGCAAGAGATGGAGAAGCAGTGATGGACCGGGAGCCGCCGCGCATCGAGCACAAGCCGCACCTGAACTATCCATGGCAGGTGCGCATCAAAAATCATCGCGGCAAATGGGTAATGCTGGAAGCCCGGAAGACCGAGGCCGAGTGCATCAGGATTGTAGAGCGGCTGAAGGAAGGGATTGCATGAACCAAAAACCGCTGAGCGAAATGACCTTTGGCGAGCTGAGCGAGGAGCTGACGGCGGCGACGGCGTCGCGGCAGATCGCGGAGTATCAGGACGGCCTGGCGAACTGGACCACGGCGGTGAACGCGGCGCAGGCGTGGCTGAATGGCGTGAATGCCGAGATTGACAAGCGCCTCGCCGGGATGCGCGTGCAGGAGCAGAAACATGGCGGATGATTACAAGCCGGTGATCGACCAGTTCGGCAACCCGATCAGCCGGGCCGATATCGCGCTGCTGAAGAGCGAGATCGCGGCGCCGAGCAGCTTTTCGGTGCGGGCACCGTTTGTCGGGAATATCGGGTTCGACATCGAGCCGAGGCGGCTGGGGGCGATTATCCGGGCGGCGGATAATGGCAGCACGCGCGACTGGTTTATTCTGGCCGAGCAGATCGAGGAGCTGTTCACGCATTACCTCGCGGTGCTGAGCAAGCGCAAACGCCAGGTGACGCTGCTGCCCGTGACGGTGGAGGCGGCCAAGAGCGTGAAGGACGGCGAGCGCCATGCCGATTACGTGCGCGAATGGCTGGAAACCGATGTGCTGGAAACCGCGTTCTATGGTTTGGCGGATGCGATCGGCAAAGGCTATTCGGCGAACGAGATCATGTGGGATTGCCGCCCCGAGGGTTTTAGGCCGGCGGAGATCGCGTGGCGCAACCAGCGCGACTTTGAGGTGAACTGGAACGACGGCAAGACGATCTGGCTGCGCACGAATACCGGGTTTGATGAGCTGGATGCGCACAAGTTTTTGCTGCACGAGCACCCGGTGAAAAGCGGTAATCCGGTGCGCAACGGGCTGACGCGGGCGATTGCCTGGAAATGGATATACGCGGCCTTTACCGAGAAAGACTGGGCGCTGTTCTGCCAGGGCTACGGGTTGCCGGTGCGGCTGGGCCGCTATGGGCCGGAGGCATCTGAGTCCGACAAGCGCACGCTGTGGCGCGCGGTGCGGGGCATCGCGGGCGACCTCGCGGCGATTATTCCCAAGTCAATGGAGATGGAATTCGTCGAGGCCAAGGGCGCGAATGATGGTGCCAAGCTGTTTACCGAGCGGGCGAACTGGCTGAATTATGAGACCAGCAAGCTCGTGCTGGGCGGCACGGCCGGGACCGATGCGGTGGCGGGCGGCCATGCGGTGGGCCAGGAGCACCGCGCCGGTGAGCAGGACGTGGAGAAGTTTGACGCACGGCTGATTGCCGGGAGCATCAACCGGCAGATCGTGCAGGCGATGATTGCGTTCACGTTCGGCGAGCAGACGGCGTATCCGCGCGTAAAAATCGGCGTGGAGGAGCAGGTGCCGCTCTCTGACGTGATTGCCGCCGTGGCCGATCTGGGGCCGCTGAATTTCAAAGTGAAAGCCTCGGAGATTTATGACCGGCTGCAACTGACCGTGCCGGGGCCGAATGATGTGGTGATCGGCATGCCGCCGCCGGCGGCGGCGGGTGCGCTGGATGCCAACGGCAATCCGCTGGTGAAGGCGGATTTGACACCGAAGGCGAACCCGCACCCGGAGATCAACCCCAGCTCGGATTCGCGGGCGCTGATGACGGCGGGTGTGACCACGGGCACGCTGTTCGGCCGGTTTATCACCGCGCAGACGGCGCAGCTCGGCGATGATGAGGTGAAGGCGACGCTGGCGGCGCTGGACGCGCGGATGGCGCGCGAGGCCGCCGGGGCGCTGGCGGGAATGACCGCGCAGATCCGCGAGGCGTTTGAGGCGGCGCATGACATGCAGGATTTGGCCGAGCGGCTGAGCAAGTTAAAGCTGAATGATGAGGACTTCGCGCAGGCGATGACGCGCGGCATGGCGCTGGCGAATTTGGCCGGACAGGCGGCGCTGATGGATGAGCTGAGGCCGCTCGCCAAGAAGGGCTGAACATGCCCACCAGCACGCGCGGCGCGATCGACCTGCCGTTCAACGAGGCAATCGATTTCTTCCGCCAGAAGGTAAATGTGCCGACGGAGCGGTGGACGGATATGATGAACGAGGCGCACAGCCACGGCTTTGCCGTGGCCGGTGCGACCAACGAGGCGATGCTGAGCGATTTCCGCGAGGCGGTGGATAAGGCGATCAGCCAAGGCACCGGGCTGGCGGAGTTCCGCGCCGACTTCGATACCATCGTGAAAAAATACGGCTGGCAGCACACCGGCAATGCGGGCTGGCGGGCGCGGGTGATTTACGAGACCAATATGACCACCGCGTTCTCGGCCGGGCGCTATGCGCAGCTGACGGACCCAGGGATGTTGGACGCCTTCCCCTACTGGCAATACAACCACACGCCTTGCGCCAACCCGCGGCTGATGCACCTGGCCTGGGACGGCATGGTGCTGCGCGCCGATGATGGGTTTTGGGACTCCTGCTATCCGCCCAACGGCTGGGGCTGCCGGTGCTTTGTCACCGCCGTGTCCGCCGGCGGACTGGGGCGGATGGGCAAGAGCGATGCCGACCCCTCACCCGTGCTGCAATATAAGGACTGGACGAATAAGAGCACCGGCGAGGTGATGCGGGTGCCGGTGGGCGTGGACCCCGGCTTTGCCTATAACCCCGGCAAGGCATGGGCCGAGGGCGAAAAACTGCCGGTGCGGGCGCCGGATGTGAAGCCGGTGGGCGGCCACATGCCGGTACTGGCGCGGCCGGGGCTGACCGCCGTGGAGCCGCATGTGCTGGGCAAGTTCATCGAGATGCCGCAAGGAGCGGCGCAGGTGGCCACGCTGGGGCCGGAGCTGGTGCATCTGCTGGGTGCGAAGGCGCCGCGCGTGTTGCTCTCGGCCGACACGATGGCCAAGCAGTTGCTAAACCACCCCGAGCTGCGCGCCGAGACCTACCAGGAAATTCACGAGCTGCTGCGCGCACCAGCGGTGATCCAGCGCGATGGCGCGAAGAATTTGCGGATTCTGGGGACCGTGCATGGGCGCGCCGCGACCATAGTGATCAAGGCCAGCGGCAGCGGCGCCGAGGTGTTTGTGCTGAGCTTCCATTTTGTGCGGCCTAAAGCGGTGCGCGGATTTTTGAAGCGCGACATAGTGTTGCGCGGGGATGCGGCGGCGTATTTGGCTGGGTTAAAAGGGACGCGGTGATGGGGCCTGCCAGGAACCCCATAATTGACGCGGCCAATAAATTGACCGGCCGTGGTGGGCAGAATATCGCCATCTCACACCGCGCCCAGGGCCAGTATAGGGGCTGAGGGATATGGGCGCAACGATTGATGTGGTGTTCGACGACAAGCCCGTGCTGGACGCGCTGGCGCGGCTGGCGGGGCTGGGTGGATCATCCACGCAGTTGATGGGCATTCTGGGCTCCGGGCTGACCGATTCCACGCGCATGCGCTTTTCCACCAACATCGCGCCGGATGGAACCGCGTGGCGCGGGTTGAACCCGGCCTATGCCGAGCTGCGGCGGCCGGGGCCGATTTTGGTGCAGGGCGGGCAGCTGCGCGGAAGCATCACCTTTTTGCCCGCCGCCGCCGAGGTGACGATCGGCAGCCGGATGATTTACGCCGGCGTGCACCAGTGGGGCGCGCGCATCGAGGCGAAAAACGCGAAGGCGCTGGTGTTCCACATGGGGGCGGGCGGCAAACTGGTGCGGGTGCGCGCGGTGACGATTCCGGCGCGGCCGTACCTGGGTATCTCGGCCGAGGATGAGGAGATGATTTTTGCCGAGACGCAAGCCTATCTGGAGCGGCTTATGGCGGCCTGAGCGGCGCGGATGCGTGTGGTGGGTGCGGGGTAAATTTTAAGGCGCGTTTAAGGCTTGTTAAAGCTAGGTAGAATGGCCGCGCGGCGGGAAAGACGGACAACCGCCGCGCCCCGCTGGTGACGCCCGCTGGCGGGCCTGTAATCGCGGGACTGGCGCGGCGGGGGCAAACTGGGTTATGCTGGGCCATCCCCACAACCGAATAGAGAGCCACTGCCACCCGAGGGTCGCAGAACCGCGCCTGCGTGCCGGGGCAAGTTCTGGGCATGGACGTTTCCTCCCATACCACCTTACTGCCGACCGGCGATGTACCTGAATGGGTACAGCTTCTGCCGGCCGGCAGCTTTTCCGGGGTGGATGGCCGGGGGCCTTACATTTTGCGGAATCCGGAAAATGTAATCGCGGCATCGATGGCGGCGCAAAAGCTGCCGATTGACGAAAACCATTCCACGCAGCGCGCGCCCGCATTGGGGCAGCCTTCACCCGCGCAGGCATGGATCGTGGCGCTGCAATCGCGCGCCGACGGCATCTGGGGCCAGGTTGAATGGAACGACGGTGGCCGCGCGCTGATGACGCAAAAGAAGTACCGGGGGCTTAGCCCGGTATTCGCGCATGAGAAGGACGGCACCGTGACGCGGATTATCTCCGCGGCGCTGACGAATTCCCCGAACCTGGGGCAGCTCGCCTCACTGAACACTGAACAAACCCACACACAATCTGGAGCAGACATGGATATTGCGACGCTGCGGGCCGCCCTTGGGCTGCCCGAGACCGCGGATGAGGCGGCCGTGCTGACGGCCATCGCAACCCAAAAACAGACCGTGGCGGCACATACCGCGACGATTACCAATTTGCAGGCGGCCACCGTGCCGCTCGCCGAGTTCGTGGCGCTGCAGACGCAGGTCGCCGCGGGTGAGACCGCCCGCCGCCAGGAGAAGGCGGTGGCCTTCATCGATGCGGCGATCAAGGACGGCAAGGCGCTTGGCCCGGTGCGTGAGCGGATGATTGCCATGCATGTGGCTGACCCGGCCGGCGCCGAGGCGCTGGTGGCCGGGCTGCCGAGCCTGAAGACGGCTGCCGGGGGAACCTATGTGGCTGAGCACGATGCCGGCGACGGCGACGGGCTGACCGCGATGGATAGCCAGGTCATCAAAAAAATGGGTCTGAAGAAGGAGGATTTTCTGAAGACCAAGAAATCCATGGCTGAAGGGAGTGCCGCATAATGGCCGCCACCAAAGACAGCGCCCCCGCACGCCGGGGTAATTCGCGCGGCGCCGCGTTCGGGTATCCGGTTGCGCCTGGCGAGAAAATCTTCAAGGGCACCGTGATGTGCGTGAACGCCGCCGGGCAGTCCGTGCGGCCGCAGACTGCCGGGGCGCTGGCCTTCATTGGTATTTCAGAGAGCGGGTACGATAATACCGGCTCCTCCGCGCCTGGCCCGAAGATCACGGGGCAGTTCGATGATTTCAAATTCCCGGTACCGGGGGCGTCCTACACCAATATCGGGGCGCCGGTTTATGCGACCGATGACAACACGCTGACGCTGGCCGCGCCTGGCTCCGGCTTTGAGAAATCGGTCGGGCACATCGCGGGCATCGAGGGCGGTGCCACCTTCGTCGAATTCAGCGCTCATTAAAGAGGTATTAGACAATGGATATTTCGCCGATTTCGCTCGCCAGCATCAATGCTGGGGTCAACACCGCCTATAACACCCAGTTGTGGCAGGCCGACACAGTTTACGACAAATTCACCTATCAGGCTCAGTCGACGGGCGACCAGGAAGTTTATCCGCGTTTGGATATGCTGCCGGGCCTGCGCGAGTGGGTGGGCGAGCGCGTGGTCAACTGGCTGACCCTGACGACCTTCGCGATCAAGAACAAGCTGTTCGAGTCGACCATCGGCATCAAGGTGCAGGACATCGAGGACGACAAGTTCTCGCTGCTCAACCAGGCGTCGGCCTCGATGGGCGAAGCCGCTGGGCGGTTGCCGGATTTGTTGATCGCGCAGCTGATGGCCGGCGGCACCACCGCAGCGGTTCCCGATGGCGCGAACTTCTTCGACACCGACCACGAGAATTACGATGCGAACGGCAACGTGATCTCCAACTTCAATTATCAGGCGGCGCCGGGCGGCTATACGGGGCCGAGCTGGTATCTGCTGGCGACCAAAAAGGTGCAGCGCCCCTTCATCTTCCAGACGCGCAAGCCGTTTGTGATGAAGGCGCTGTTCAACCCGGAATCGCCGGAAGTGTTCTACAAGAACGAGTTCACCTGGGGCAACGATGGCCGCTGCAATGCCGGTTACGGGCTGTGGCAACTGGCGTTCCGCTCCGACGCGCCGTTGACGGTGGCGAATTTGGAAGCCGCGCGTGCCGCCATGGCGGCCTGGCGCCGGCCGGATGGCGCGCCGCTGGGCGTCGTGCCGGATTTGCTGACGACGGGCGTCTCACTGGGGCCGACCGCGCGCAGCTACTGCACCAATGACTATCTGCCGCCGACCGACCCGCTGGTGGTTGGCGTGGGCACCGTGAACAACACCTTCAAAGGTTTGGCGACGGCGCTGGAAAACCCCTGGATTCCGTGAGCCCGGCTGGGCTCGCGTTTTCACTCTGATTTTTGAGGATATCATGGCAAAAATTATTGTTACCTCTTCCCAGCCCGGCAAGCGCCGCGCCGGGACCGTGTTTACCGGCGCCAGCACTTTTGAGCTGGGCCATTTTTCCACCGACCAGTTGAAGGCGATTGCCGCCGACCCGGTGCTGACCTTGGTTTATGGCGAGGTTATTCCGGCTGCCGGCGTGGAAGTGTTCGCCGCCGACAATCCGGCGCCCGCGCCGGCTGGCGTGGAAGTGTTCGCCGCCGACAATCCGGCGCCCGCGCCGAAAGTGCCGGGCAAGGGCAAGTAATAAATGCCCTACGCCACCGTTGATGAGATGATCGGGCGGTTTGGCGAGGTGGAGATGATGCGCCTCACCACGCCGGCGAACGCTGACCTGGTGGCGGTGCAGCGCGAACCGGCAATCGTCGCGCTGGGGGATGCCTCGGCGGTGATCGACACGTATTTGCGCAAGCGCTACCGCGCGCCGCTGGACGTGGCGCCAAAAGAGATCAAGCGGGCATGCTGCATTCTGGCGCGCTACGACCTGGCCACGGGCGAGCAGAAGCAGCCGACCGAGACCCTGGTGAATGAGCGCAAGGAAACGATGGCCTGGCTGAAGCAGATCGCCAACGGCGATGTGGTGTTGGACCTGGAAGAGGTGACGGTGGGCGATGAGTCGTTCTCCGCCATGCAAAGCCGCGACCAGGTGTTTGGCTCGCGCGGCGATGGTTCCACGCGCGGGTTTGAGGATTACGCGCCGGGCGATGACGGGAGTTTTTGGGGATGAGCACCACCGCAGCCGCCGCCCCGCTTTATCCGGTGCAGCCGATTGGGCCGGGGCCGCTGGCGCTGATTGCGCGGGCGTTGCAGGCACGGTTGCAACTGGTGTTCCCGACCACGCGGTTCCAGCACGACGTTGTGCCGGCGAAAATGACGCCGGAGATTTGGAAGCAGCTGCTGCGCCGCACGCCGTTTATCGGCCTGGGCTGGAACGCGGTGAGCAACCAAATGGACGGGCGGCTGTTTGACGGGCAGAGCAGCTGGAGCGTGTTCCTGGTGCTGAAAAACCCGGCATCAGTGACCGCGCGGTTTTTTGGCGACAGCCAGGGCGCTGGGTTGTTCCTACTGACGCAGGCGGCGATTGGCGTGCTGAACGGATTTACCATCGAGGGCTTTGGCAGCGTGCGCGTGACCCAGGCGGGCAATGTGTATGCCGAGAGCTGGGATGACGATGCCGCCGCAGTGATTGTGGATGTGAGCGTGAGCACCACGCTGCCGCTGCCCGAGCTGATCACCGCGCCGGGCGATTTGAACGAATTCAGCCAGATGATGGCGACATGGAACTTTGGCGGCACGGATGTGCTGACCGGGCAACTGACGGTCGGCGACCGGAGCGGGGAATGATGGAAAAAATACATGTGGTGCCGGGTGTTGGACGGCTGGTGAGATTGCCGGGGGGCACGATTGTGCCGCCGCAGGGTGTGATTTGCGCGCGCACGATGTTCATCGAGCGGCGGCTGTTGTGCGGTGACCTGGTGCTCGCTCCGGCCGCGCCGGTGGCCGAAGCGCCGGTGAAAGCCGCGCCTGAGAAGAAGGGAGCGTAACATGTCCGACACCACATCGCCGCAGGGCGCGACGCCGCCGCAGATCATCAGCTTTGATGAAATTCCCAACAATGTTGAAGTGCCGGGGACTTACATTGAGACCAAGGTAAATTACAGCCAGAGCGGGCTGCTGCCTTATAAGGCGAAAGCGCTGATTATCGGCCAGATGCTGAGCAGCGGGATTGCCAAGCCGAATGTGGCTTATCCGCTGTATACCGCGCCGCAGGCGGAAAACCTGTTCGGCATCGGCTCCATCGCGGCACAGATGGCAGCCGCGTTTATCCTCGCCAACCCTTATGTCGCCGTGGATATCATGGGCGTGCCGGATGCGGTGAGTGCCGCGAAAGCCTCGCAGACCGTGACGATCGGCGGGACGGCGACGGCGGCTGGGACGCTGCCGGTGTATGCGCAAGGGCAGCGCGTGCCGGTGGCCGTGAATGTGGGCGATACCGCAGCCGTGGTGGCCGCTAATTTGCTGGCGGGATTGCAAGGCGCGGCACTGGAAAGCAGCGAGACCGAGAGTGGTGCCGTGATTACCGTGACGGCGCTGCATGGCGGGACGCTGGGCAACACGCTGGACCTGCGCGTGAATTATCAGCCGGGGGATACGATCCCGGCCGGGCTGACCGTGACGATTACCGCGATGACGGGCGGCGCTACCGACCCGACCATTACCGGCGCGCTGAACGCGATTGCCGCGAGCTGGTACAGCGACATTGTGATGTGCTGGGTGGACCCAACCAATGTGGGGCTGCTCGAAGCTGCGCTCGAAGGCCGCTACAATGCCATGAGCAAACTCGACGCGCATGCCTATGGCGCGCTGGGCATGAGCTACGGCGCCGGGCTTGCCAACCAGGCTTCGCTGAATTCGCGCTTCCGCTCCGTGCTGCTGGTGCAGAACGCGCCGCAGCCAGCCTGGATGTGGGCGGCGTGCTTTGCCGGCGTGTGCAGCTACTACCTGGCGCAGGACCCCGCGCGGCAGTTGCGCGGCCTGGCGCTGCCAGGGCTGCTGGCGCCCGCGCCGGCGGACCGCTTCGACTGGACCGAGCGCAATTTGCTGCTGGCGGACGGGATTTCCACTTTCGACGTGGAGATCGACGGCACCGTGACGCTGGAGAAGGTGGTGACCGAGAACCTCACCGACGCCGCCGGTATCCCCACCACGGCGTGGCACGATATTATGGCGCCAAAGGTGAACAGCCGGATCAAATACGACTGGATCAGCTTCAACGGCGTGACGTATCCGCGCAACAAGCTGGCCGATGATAACACCATTGCCGCCGAGTACGACCCCAGCGTGGCGACGCCGCGGCGGATCAAATCATCCTGGGCCGGGCGCTCGATGCTCTACGAGCAGTATGGCTGGATTGAGAATTCCCAGGCGACCGCCGCGCAGAGCTACTTCGTGCGCGATCTGACTGACCGCAACCGGCTGAATTGCCGCCTGCAATATAACCGCATCGGCAATTTGATGGTCGAGGCCGTCTCTCTCGAATTCCAGGCTTAGGAGTAAAACATGGCGCAGACCCTCGGTATTGTCGATCTGATCTGGCTGGGCACGAAAATCCCGATCAAGACGGCGAGCTATAAGCGCGGCGGCCTGGTGAACAACGCCATGGTGGGCTCGCGCCAGGTGTTCAACAGCCAGGAATTCCAGGCGGACACGGTGGAAGCGACGATCCCGTTCAAGAAGGGGGATTCGCTGGCCGCCTACGCCGCCAGCCAGGTCGGCGAACTGCAGTACGTGTGCGACACCGGGCAGACCTATACGCTCCCCGATGCGTTTGTAACCGGCACGCCGCAGCTGGCGCCCGGCAGCGGCAAGGAAGGCGGCTCGGTGAAAATCACCTGGGCAGGCTCGACGGCGATGGAGGTGGTCTCGTGATCGGCGCCAGTGACGACGATCTGGTGGTGATTCTGGATGCCGATGAGCATGCGGATGAGCTGCCGGGGGTTGAGGAAGCCAAACCGGCGTCGGGCGCAGGGTTGCCGGAAAATGCGAAGCTGAACGAAGATGGCAGCGTGACGCTGACGCTGAGCCGGAAGGCGGCGATTAAGTACAAGGGCGGCGACGGTACGATCGTCGAAAAGCCAGTTGACGATGTGCTGGTGTTCAACCGGCTGACTGGTGGTGATTTGCGCGCGATGATGAGCGCCACCGGGCCGAATGCGAACCTGACGCTGTTCAACCGCTCGACCAAGCTGGGCGAGGCGAAAGGGCCGCTGACGTTTGATGCGCTCGATGCCCAGGATGCCAGCGCGGCGCTGGCGATTATCGGTTTTTTTACGAGTGCTGGACGCCGGACTGGCCGCTGACGCTGGCGGCGCTGGCCAAGCATTACAGTGGCTGGACGCAGGCCGAGCTGCTGGCCGGGACTGACCTGGATGCGGCGTTCTGGCTGGGTGCAGCGGGGGCGTTGATGAAGCGGATAACGGAAGGGTAATATATTGTCCGGAGATATGGTCGCCAGCCTGACGCTGCGCTTGCAAGACCAGATGTCCGGCGGGGTGGGCGAAATACAATCGCTGTTCACCAATCTCACCACCACGCTCGGCACGCTGAACGATACGCTGGGCAGCATGCAGGATTTGCTGGCCAATTTGCGCGGGCCGGCGAATTTAATGAGCGATTTGGATGCGGTGAATGCGCAGGTGAAGGTGTCCGCCGACACGATGGCCGCTTCCATGGATGAGGTCAGCACCGGGGTTGACGCCAATATCGTGAAAATCAAGGAAATGTACGCGGCGATGGGGCAGGGCATGTCTTTTATGCCGCCTGGTTCGCAAGTGGGCGGTGGATTTAATCCCGATGCAATGCTTCCGCCTGGCTCGGCGCGGCCCGGCGATGAGCCCGCACCCGAGGATGAGCCACGGCCCGGTGGTCAAGGTTTGGGCACCGCCGGAGATGCGATGGGGCATATCCTTATGGCTGGAATCGGCGTCGCGATCGCGCGGAATGCTGCCGAGAAATATGCCGATTTCGGCCAAATCCTCTACCAGACAGCGATCAAAGAGGGGCTGAACGGTGGGCCAGCGGCGGATGAAATCGCCCGGCTGAACACGATGCTCGATGGTCTAGCCGTAAAGACCGCAAACTCCAGCACAGCGCTGGCGGAGGCGTATTACTATCTCACCATCCATGGCATGGCGCCTGGGGTGATCAGCGCGATGATGCCCGCGCTCGCGCGGGATGCGACGGCCTATGGCAATGATCCGATCGAAGATGCGAAAAGTGTTTCCGCATTGAATCAAGTGCTTGGGATTGCACCCGATCAGATGCAGCGAGGCTTGTCGATTATCTCGGATGCCTCCAGTCTGGGCGGATTTTCGGTCGGGGATTTTGGCAGCTATATACAGGGTTTTAGCGCGAAGCTGGCCCTTATGAAGAATGGCGGTATCGGCGGCCTGGTATCGGTGGCATCTGCTGTTGAGGCTACGCATAAGGATTTTTCTGATTCTGCCGATGACGCGACCGCTATGCAGGATTTGCTTAGCTATCTCTCATCGCCGATCGCCGCGAGATTTTTTGACCGGACGAAGCGCTCCATGGATTTGCTTGCCCCCTCCCAACGGGCACTGTTCGACAAATATCATATCGGCGGGATCGACATTCCAAAATATCTCGATAGCCGGGAAGCTTTGGGCGAAGGGGCGTTCGATGCCGAGATGGACCTGGCCCGGCTGGTCAACACGAAGCTGCCCACCAATATAACAGGCACTGATAAGCTGGAGATTTTCGGCGCGCTTTTCCACAATACCGAGGCTGCAAAAGCGGCTATGGCCATCGCGGAAAACTTTGACGTGTTCAAGGCCAATGAAACGACGTTATACGGAATTGGCCCTGGCAAAGTGCAGACCGATTTTCAAACCAGTCTGAATTCGCCGAAGTCGCAAATGAATATCGTCGATGAGAAATTTGCTGAATTGACGCGCTCGCTTGGCGTTAATGTCATCCCCTCGCTGACGCTGCTTGGGACGGGCGCGAATGTCGCGCTGGAGGGGCTCAATAAAATTGGTGATTTTTGGAATTCGCTCGCCGTCGGTATCGGTACGGGTGCGGTGTACGCCATGCATCCCGGTGCCAAGCAGCCAAACGCTGGGTTTTTGGGCGCGCGCGATGGCCCCATCCACATCCACGTGAACGTCGATAAATCCGGCAATGTGCGGGTGACGCAGGGGCCGAGCAGCTCCGCTGGCTCGCGCGGCCAGGTTTTGAGCCGGCATTGAGGGGGCGGAAAAATGGTCGATATTGTTGGGCTCTACGACTCTCTGTTGAACGCGAGCTATGGCGGCGTGCAGTTTTACATGCTGCCGGCCGACATCGAGGTGGGGCGGCGGGTGCAGCGGTTCCTGTTCCCTGGGCAGGACGCTACCAGCTTCCAGGATCTGGGCGCGGCCGACGGTAAAATCTCGGTTCAGGGGTTTTTGATCGGCGAGGATTACATCGCCCAGTCGCTGGCGCTGCGGGCGGCGTTCCGCAAGGCTGGCCCGGCGACGCTGGTGCATCCGTGGCTCGGCACCATGCAGGTGGTGCAGATTAAGGACCAACTGCCGAAGCTGAGCTTTACCGATAAGGAGCTGCGGGTGTGCCGGTTCCAGGCGGTGTTCTACCCCTACACGCCGCCGCCGCAGATTATGCCCGATACGCTTTCCCGGTTGATGAGCGCCGTGAGCAACGCGACATCGAGCGCGGAAGCGTGGCTGGCCGCCGTGCTGGCGCCGGCTGCTGGGGTGCTGGGCGCGTTCAGCTATGCACAGGGGTGGATTGCCGGGCTGGAAGGGCAGTTTGGCGCGCTGATTAATACCGGACCGTCCGGCTCGATCATCGGCCCGGTGGCGGGTTTTGCGGTGACGGCGCTGGGCGCGCCGGTGCTGGCGGTCAACGCCTTATGGGCAGCCGCCACGGCCAACGCGCTGGCGGGTGTGCCGGCGGCGATTGCTGGTGCCTGCGCACCAACAATCCCCTCCGCCGTGGCGCCGGGTGGCACCGTGACGGCGGCGGCGGCGGCAGACCCAGGGGACGCCGCCGCCATGCTGCTGGCGAGCCTGGGGCCGATAGCCGCCGGGTTGAACGCGCCCACGCCAGGCCCGGCGCTGGCCAGCGCGATGCTGGCGCTGGTGCTGGCGAACGCCGTGCAGGCGGCAAGCAATATCAGCTACACCAGCCAGCAACAGGCGCAGGCGCAAGGGGCGTTGATCTACGCGGCGTTTGATACGGCGATCCCGGCCGCGGCACTCGCCGCCGCCAGCGCGCCGGCGCTGGGCGGTGCCGTATGGGGCGCTTTGCTGGACCTTAAAGCCGCCTTTGCGGCTGATATGAACGCGCTGATCGGGCGGTTGCCGCCGGTGGTGAATATCGCGGTGCCGAACACGATGCCGGCGTGGCTGCTGGCGCAATATATTTCTGGCGACAATCCGGCGGATGTGTTCGCCACCTGGCAGGACATTGTGGCGCGCAACAATATCCGCAACCCCGGCGCGGTGCCGCCGGGCAGCATCGAGGCGCTGGCATCGTGAGTGCATCACTCGCCAAATTTGACCCAGCGGCCAGCCGCCGCGTGGGGCTGGTGGTGGGCGGGCATGTGTTCGACCGCTGGACCGATGTGGATGTGGACCGCGACCTGCGCAACATCGCGGGTGGGTTTACCATGCAGTACGAGGATTCCGGGCGGATCGCGCAGGCGGTCTCGCCGGATTTGGATACGCGACCGCCGTTCGAAATCATTAAACCCGGCATGGCCTACACCGTGCTGCTTGACGGCGAGCCGGTGCAGAAGGGCTGGATTGATGAGGTCCAGCTAAAGGACAACGCCGACGAGCTGGAAGCCACGGTAACCGGGCGCGATATTTGCGGTGACCTGGTGGATTGCGCGGCGTCGCCGGACGGCCCGGTGGAGTGGCGCGGGCTGAATGCGTTGCAGATCGCGCAGGGGATTTGCAAGCCATTTGGCTTGAGCGTGCGGGCCGAGGTGGATGTGGGTGCGGCCTTCCCGGTGTTTGGCATTCAGCTCGATGAGAATTGCATGCCGGCGATTGAGCGCGCGTGCCGCCAACGTGGGATGCTGATGGTCTCTGACGGCGTGAGCGGATTGATTCTGACGGTGGGCGGCAATACGCGCGCGCCGGCGGCGCTGGTGCGCGGGGGGAATGTGCAGGCCACCGATTATACGAATTCCTGGACCGAGCGATTCAGCGATTATTATGTGAAGGGGCAGACCAGCACCGCCGGCCAGCGTGCGGGCCAGGATGCCGCGATGACGCCCGGCACCGACCCGACCACGGACCCGGTGGCCCCGCCTGATGACGGCGTCGACACGGCCGAGGCCAGCACCATTGTGATGACCGGCCATGCGATCGACCCCGAGGTGACGCGCTACCGGCCGAATGTGCGCGGCGTGGCGACGCAATCTGGCACTGCCTCGGCCCAGGCGCAGGCGGAGTGGGCGCTGCGGGTGGCGCGCGGCATGGGCGAGACGCTGAACTACACGGTGCAGGACTGGCGGGCGGGTGCCGCGAATGCGCTGTGGCTGGCCAACCAAGTGGTGGCGGTGAGCGATGCTTACTTAAATATCAACCGCGACATGCTGATCAGCGGCGTGAAATACCGCATGAGCGAGGCGGGGATTTTTACCGTGCTGCGGGTGGCCGGACGCACGGCGTTCGACCGGATTGATGAGCCGGCGAAAGACCGGCTGCTGTTCAAGCGCGCGCCGCGCACGTTTGGCCCGACACGGAACGGCTGATGACGCAAGAGCTTTATTCCAACCTGCGCGGCCTGGCGAATGTTGGCCAGGTGATTGCCGTGGACGATTCCGGCCAGGCGCAAAAAGTGACGGTACGCACCGGCGACAATGTGGAGCGCGCCGATGTGGAAGTGATGATGCCGTTTGGCTTTTCCTCCATGCCGCCGCTGCACGGCGCGATCTGCATGCTGGTGGCGATAGGGGCCGACCCGGCGAATTTGCGGGCGCTGCCGATTGGCGCACCATCACGGCGCTTTGGCGGCCAGCAACCCGGCGAGGCCGTGATGTATGCGCAAGACGGGACGCGCGTGGCGGTGCGGCAGGGCGGGATCGTGGATGTGTGGGGTGCCGAGCAGGTTAACGTGCATACCAAGACTTGCACGATCAACGCGCCGGCGGGCTGCGTGATTAACGCGGCGGCTGGGACGACGGTGAACGGGGACGCTTTGGTGAATGGGAACGTCGAAGTCACCGGCAATATTTCGGGGACTGGCGCATGAAGAGCGGGATTACAATGACCGGCACGGTTGATGCCGGGCAGGGATTTTATGTTGACGGCACGCCGGTGGGCGCGGCGGCGCTGATTTTTGAGCAGGGGACGTTCGATGTCGGCGCGCATACGCTGGTGCTGGCGGGCTCGGCATCGTTCAGCGGTGGGCCAGACGGCGTGACGCTGGATGTGTTCGGAGCCGGAGCTACCCTGGCGCAAGGGAGTATTTCCGCAACGGGGATGATTTCGCTGAGCAGCGATTTTGACCTGACCGCTGGCAGTTTAAGTATTTCGGAAAGCGGGCCGCTCTCTTCCTCGCTCGCGGCCGTGGCTAGTTTGGCGGCGGCGGCGATGCCTGAATTTAGCCTCGGGCCAGATTTCTCGTTCTCTGGCACCACGCTGGAGCTGGAGACGAATTTTGTTGAATATGTCGAGGCGTCGAACGGTGTGACAGCCGCGATCACGGGGCGCACCCTGGCGGTGGGGCAAACGCTTGTCACTTACGGCAGCGGAGTGCCGACTTTCTACGCGCCGCCCGGCGTTATCTACGAGCGGCAGGATTCCCCAGGCTCCGTAATCGACCGGGTATATGTGTCGAACGGCGGGAGATACTTGGCGCCGCTACAGGCCGCTGACGGCGCTGTCCATCAGTATTTGTTCAACGAGACCACGGGGAGCGTGCTGGTAGACACGGGGAGCAGCCCTGTTAACGGCAGCTACACGGCTCCGTATTCCTTGGGAAATGCGTCGCATGTGAACGGGGTCTCAGCAGCGGCGAGCATCGCTTCGAGCGGGTACGCAGGTGTGCCTGTTGTTGATCCGCCCGCCGGCGTGGGCGGGGCGTGGGCAATCGAGATCATCTACATCCCGTCTAATGTCACCGCCACGGGGAGAATTTTCAGCAACTCGCGGGCGGATACCAACGGGCTTGGCTTTACGATTGAGGGCATAAGTTACGCTCTTGGCTCGTACCGCTTCCTCGTCGGATTTAGCGGCGGAATTTCCTCCGTCACGCTGACAAATACTTTAGTCGCGGGAACGCTCTATCATATTGTCGGTGTCTATGACGGCACCAACTTATTGGTTTATCAAAACGGGGTTTTGTGCGGCTCGGTCGTGCCGAGCGGTACATATATGCCGGGCACCAATAATATCGAGTTCGGGCAGAACGCCGGTAATCCAGGCAATGATTTTGCCCCTGGGCTGTATCAATGCGCGGCGATGTATAATTACGGCCTGACCGCCGCTCAAGTTCTCAGCCACTATAATGCGATCAGTTTCAGCGGGACACCATGGGCGGATGTGCAGACTGTCAACGCGCTGACCGCAGGAGGCACCCTGATTGGTGCTGGCAATGCGGTGCAAGCCGGGACAAATATAACCCTGGGCCTCAGCGGCGAAAACATCATCATCAACTCCAATCCTGAGTTTTTCCAAGGGACGCTGACCGGCGTTGGGAACCCGGCCATCGGGACGGGGTTGCTCCTAAGTGGCACGAGCAACCCGACGATCAGTAATGCGGGCGTGCTGGCGCTGGCCGTTGGGACCACGGCGCTGGCGGGTAGCATTGCTCTGGGTTCGGAGTTTTTCACCACCACCGGCACGCTGCATGTGTCGGCGGTTGCCGCGCCAATGACGATCCAGAGCGGCGGCACGGTCACGAATACGTTGGCGACGGGGCTGAATTTCACCGGCTCTGGGGTGACGATTTCCGGCACCGGCGCGACGGAGACGATCAACATTCCTGGGAGCGTTGGCGGCGTCACCTCGTTCAACACGCGCACAGGGGCAATCACGCTCACCAGCGGCGACGTTACCGGCGCGCTCACATACACCCCAGCGCACGCGGGGGTGAATAGCGACATCACGTCGCTCACCGGCTTGACGACGGCCCTAGCAGTCACTGAGGGCGGCACAGGCGTCACCACCAGCACGGGCACGGGGGCGAACGTACTCTCCACGTCACCTACACTGGCAACTCCCGCGCTGGGCACGCCGACATCAGGAACGCTGACCAACGCGGTTGGCCTCCCGCTCTCGACCGGCGTCACAGGAAATCTGCCGGTAGCGAACCTTGGCTCGGGCACCGGGGCTTCGTCGTCCACGTACTGGCGCGGGGATGGGACATGGGCCGCGCCGGCTAGTGGGGGCGGCGGCACAGTCACCAGTTCCACGGCTGGGCAACTGGCGTGGTATTCCGCCACCGGTACAACTGTGGTCGGCAACCCGAACGTCACCTATTCCGGCGGTGCGCTAACTATCGGCGTCACGGGCACGCAGACAGGCAGCCTCGTGCTGGCGGGCGCCACGTCCGGCGCGGTGACGATTAAACCAAACGCGGCGGCGGGTAGTTGGGCGATGACGCTGCCCGCCACGGCTGGAACAAATACCTACGTGCTGACCACGGACGGCTCGGGCAATTTGTCCTGGGCCGCGCCTGGTGGCGGCTCTAGCGTCACCTACGGCGGGAGTGCGGTCACGTCGCTGGTTGCTGGGTCAAACGTCACGATGACGCTCGCGGCGGGCGCACTGACCGTGGTGTCAAGCGGTGGCGGCTCGATCTACAACAGACCTGCACTGTCAGCGTTTACCTGGTGCAACCAAAGCGGCGTCGGCGCGTCTGCCACGGATAACACCGGCGGCCCGCTTACAATGAGCATAACGAACACCACCCTGAGTCTGACGGCGTTAACGCTGCCTGTCCCTGGCTCAACGTGGACGATTATCGCGCAACTGTTTACCGACCAGGGGGGTGGAAACCAGTTTTTAGGGCTATCTCTACACAATACTTTGACAGGCCCCGGACTTGTATTTTCCATCTACGGAAAATCAACTTTCTATATTTTCAGATTTTCAAGTCCAACCTCTTACACAAGCGGAACTGGTGGGGCGGGTGCCTCGTATAATCCAGCATGGCTAAAAATTGTAAATAACGGCACTAATTTGACGTATTCCTCGTCCTCAGATGGTTTTGATTTTGTTACCGTTTTCACGACAACGCTTACCGCAGATTTGGCATCGATTACACATATTGGCTTTGCAGGCACGGCCAACAATTCAACCTCAAATTACCACGTAAAACTATATAATTGGACATTGACCACCCCGTAGGCGGCAACCGGCGCGGCGCAAATCTCGGAAGGACCGCTCTCGGATAGCAGTGTTGTGGTGGTGGCGCCGACAACGGGTTCAACAATCACGGTGCCGAATGGCTGCTCCACATACGTAGTCAACCCATCAGGGACGTTGGCGGCATTGACGATCAATTTGCCCGCAAATCCCGTGGTGAGTAATCCCAACCCGATATTAAGAATCAAGATACAAAAAGCCATCACGTCGCTCACCTTGTCCGGTAACGGGTCGACTTTAAATGTTGCCGTTTCTGGGGCATCAGTGAGTGGGTCGACGACTTATGACGCGATCTATAACGCCGGGACGTGGTATTTTTAAGTAACGATGCAATTCCGCCCGGCGCTTCTGCCACCGCCGGGTTGCAGGCAACACTTCGCGCGCGCGCGATAGTCCGGGCATGGATGTGGCCCTGCAATATGATCCGGTGAAGCGCTGCTGCGACCTGGTTTTTAATGGCCGGGATTTCGCGCTCGACTACACGCCGGGGAGCGCCATGCTGTTTTCGATTTTGGCGGAACGGCGCGCGGCGAATGATGATGTGCTGCCCGACACGGTGCCCGACTACACCGCGCCCAGCACGTTTATCGCGCGGCGCGGCTGGTGCGGGGATTTTCTGGATGCACTCGGCCGGTTGACCGGCTCGCGCTTCTGGCTGCTGCGGCGGGCAAAGGCGACCGAGGAGACGCGGCGCTCGGCCGAGGTCTATTTCGCCGAGGCGCTGATCTGGCTGGAGACCGAGCGGAACCTGGCGGTGCAGATTACCGTGCGCTGGGTGAAGCCCGGCGTGCTCGGTATTCTGGCGCGTTGCGGCAAAGCTTCGCTCTCACTTTCGCGCGCGTTGGCCGCGTGATGGGTGCCTGCTGATGCCAGTTCCTGTTCCAGCCCCTGGTGTGATCTCCGGCCGCGCCGCGGCGATTTACGAGGAGCTGCTGCCCGGCATCGATGCGCGCAGCCCGAACACGGTGGCGACCGCGAACACCCGCATCGTGGAAATGGCGATGCAGGATTTATATGTGCAGCTGCAGAACGTGGCGGATGAGACGATGCCCGACACCGCGCAGGACAATCTGCCGCGCTTTGGCACGATGTGGGATGTGCCGCAGGTGCAGCCGAGTTTCGCGGGCGGCAATGCGGTTTTTACCGGGGGCAACACCACGGTAATCCCCTCTGGCTTGCAGCTTAGCGCCGCCTCACAGGCTATTTATGTCACCACGGCAGAGGTGACGATCGGCACCTCGCTCACCGCCAGTGTGCCGGTGCAGGCGGTTATTGCTGGAGTTGCGGGCAATTTGGTGGCCGGGGCGCCGCTGACGATTGTCTCGCCGGCGGGGCTGAACCTCAACACGGTTGCCACGGTGGACAGTAACGGGCTGACCGGTGGTGCTGATATTCAGGGCGTGCCGGCGTGGCGCGGGGATATCATCCAGGAAATCCAGGATGAGCCGGCGGCGGGCGACTACGCTGACTATGTGAAATGGGCGAAAGCGGCGCTGCCGAATGTGCAGCTGGCGGTGTGCCCGCCGGCGGCGTGCGGCGGTGGCGTGGTGAGCGTGGCGATTGCCATGACCGGGCTGGTGCCGCCCACCACAGAGCAGATTGCGGCGGTGCTGGCTTACATCGAGACGCAGCGGCCGGTGGGTGCGACGAATATCACGGTGTACGCCTGCGTGCTGAACCCGGTGAATGTGACGCTGCATCTCAACCCTGACACGGTGACGATCCGCGCGGCCGCGAGTTCCGCGCTGGCGCTGAGCTTTGCCCAGGATGCCGCGATTGGCGGTACGACCTACAAGAGCCGCCTGGAGACTGCCATCGGCATATCGGATGGTGAGGATAGCGATGAGATGACGGCACCGGCGGCGGACGTAGCCGCGCCCACGCTGTTCTCCCTGAACGTGCTCGGCACGGTGAGCTTCGTATGAGCCGCACGGTGCAACAGGTGCTGGCCGAGCTGCTGGCGATAACGGCGCCGGGCGATGAGCTGCCAGCCGAAATGCCGGTGGTTTGGACGATGTCGCCGCTCGGCTTCATGCTGCCGCGCGATGCGACCTTGTGGGCGAAATGGCTGACGCCACTGGCCGTGGAGATCTCGATTTATGAGATGCTGCTGGACCAGATGCTGGCCGAGGTTGACCCGGCGACGGCGCAATATCTGCTGACCGACTTTGAGCGCGTGCTGGGGCCAGACCCGTATGGGCGTGATGCGGGGAGCTTGACGATCGCGCAGCGGCAGCAGCTCGCGCATAGCCGTTGGACGGGGCGGATTGGCGCGCGGCCGGCGGATTTCATCGCGCTCGCGGCCAGTTTTGGCGTGGCGATCACGGTCGACGAATTTCAGGATTTGGAGACGAATTTCTACGCGGACGATGAATGCGGTGACCATCCGCTTGAGTTCACCTGGCAGGTGAATTTGCCGTCGACCGTGCTGGAGTTTGCCGAGGCGAACGGCTTCTCGGCGGATGATCTCGTTTCCAGCTTTGATCCGAGCAATGTGCAGAACGTCATCGCCGCGAAGAATCCGGCGCAGATGACGGTGGTTTTTAATTATGCGTGAGGGCTGCGATGTATTGGGTTAACGGGCTCTACGTCAACACGGTTGGCGGTGTGAATTATTTCCAGTCGGCGAACCCTGGCGCGGGTATCCCGAAGGGGACGCAGGTTACGACTGCGTGGCTGAACGATATGCAGGGCGAGAACCTCAACTTTCTGGCCGCAGCGGGTATCACCCCGCTGCCAGGGACGCCGACGCAGGTGAAGGCGGCGACGGATTTTCTATATGGCTTCAAATACGGCATTCTCACCGCGAATAAGGTGGTGGCGGCTGCGGACCGGGGTACGATTTTCACCTGCAATACCGGATGTTCCACGGTGACGCTGCCGGCGGCGAGCGGGTTCGATACCGGGTTTGTTGTCGGGTTTGGCGGCGGCGGCGGCGCGCCGACGACGATCAATGTCTCGATTCAGGTGAATGATGGCGAGGCGCTTTCGGGCGAGAGCAGCTTTGTGCTGGCTTTCACCAGCTCCGTGCTGTTGCAGGCCCAGGGCGTGAATTGGGGGGTGATTGCCAGCACGCCTGATGTTGCGACGACTTCCTCTGTCAGTTATGCGCTATTGGCTGGGTCATCGTCGCAAGTGTTCAGTGTCGCGCCGGCGACCGTGGGGACGGAGGCATTGGCGGCGTCTCAAGCCATCGGTGGGTTATCCTCGTCAGTGAGTGTTGTCACGGGTTCGCGCGCGCTGGGTACGGTTTACACCAACAGCACAGGGCGCCCGCTCCAAGTAATTGTCAGCACAGGGGGAAGTGGGACCGGAGGGGCGACCGCTTATGTCAACGGGACTGCTGTTGGCGGCTACAGCAATGGTGGCAATCGTAACATTGCGTTCTTCTCATCATTTATCGTCCCGGCTGGGATGACTTACGAGGTTGTTTCAACCGGAAACTCACTCAACGAATGGACGGAGATTTAAGCTATGCAGCTTTATTTCGATACAGCTATTGGAAAACAGTATGCTTTCTCCGACGACGTGGTGGTGAGCGGCGCGCCTGGCGCCCTCGTGTTCACTGCCGCGAATGGCTCCGTGCTGGGACCATACCCGGCAACGCTGGTGGCTGGTACCGCCCCCATGCAGCCGGTGAGCCTAGCGCAGGCGCAGGCCGAGCAGAATGCCGCGCTCACGCATGCCGCCGCAGTCGTAATCATTGGCGGCTTCAGCTCAAGCGCGCTGGGCTCGCCGAATCATTATCCGAGCAAGCCGACCGACCAGGAGAACCTGCGCTCAGCCGCGCTGGTAGCCGCGAGCGCGGCGGCCGGCTGGACGACCGGGCTATGGTGCGAGAATGCCGGTGGCACCTGGACGCTGATGCAGCATACGGCGGCCGAGGTGACGCAGGTGCATGCCGATTTCCAGGCGATGGTGGCCGCGACCCAGGCGAAGCTGGCGGCGGCACGCGCGTCTGTCGCCTGTGAAACCACCGTGGCGCTGGTGCTGGCGATTACCTGGTGACTGATATCCGCATCAAGCGCGGCCAGCCGCTGATTTTCACCGACGTGTGCAGGAACGCCGATGGCACGGCGTTTGATCTGACACAGGTGACGCTGGCTGGGATGGTGCGCGATTCGCGGGATAATCTGCTGGGGGCGCTCACGTTCACTAATGGCGCGACGGGCACTTACACCGCGAGCTGCCTGGATACCACGCTCTGGCCCGAGGGGATGCATAAGATGGATATTGCCTTCGCCAGCGTGACCAACGGCAATGTGGTCTATAGCGAGACGATGCCAGTTTACGTCGAGCGGGCAGTGACGATTTTGCTACCCGAAGCGCCCGCACCGGACCCGGTAACTGATGGGCTGGACGCATGAGCACGACGATTTCCGCCCCGGCCAGTATCACGCGGACCCAGATGGGGTTGAGCGTGCCGGTGATTGTGGTGCCGGGCACCGTGGCGCCGCCGCCGCCGGGCATTCCGCCGTATCCGCTGGGCAGTGACCCGGCACAGACCTGGTACCTCACCTACGTGGGCGGCGTGCTGGCCTGGGTGCAGACGAATGCCTCGCCGGCGTTGCCGGTGTTTGCGTTGGAAGACGCGCGCGGCCTGTTCCTGCTCGAAGACGGGGCGGGTTTTCTTTTGTTGGAGGTTTAG